CGTTCTAGCGTTATTTCACGCTGACTGAACGAGTGATTCAAAGCGGTTGATGATGTTTTGGATCAGTTCGTCCGCTTGGGCCTTTGGGCCTTTGAACGGGGTTTCAACAATCGACAGCCCCTTGTCTTGGGCTAAAACAAACGCGTCGCGCTCGGGTACTTGGCCATCGAGTACAAAATAGGGCGTATGGGCGAGGTAGGCGCGGGCATCCTGCAGCTGCGTTTTACTCTTGCCCACTTTGCTCAGCGCGATGGCGATGCGCTCAATGGGTACGCCCTCTTGGCCGGTGAGTGTGTTGGCCAGCCTTACGGTGGGTTCAAGGTCGTCAACGCTTAACGCGGTGGGTAGAACGACGAGATCCGCAAGCCGGGCCACTTCGGCGGTGGCTTTGGTGGCGTGGGGCGCACCGTCGAAAATCATTAGGTCGTAGGTGTCGGCCACCTTTAGAGCGCTGGCCACCGTGCCAAACGTCTCTACGGCCACTTCTGGTGTTGCGCCACTTTTGAGGCGGCGTTGTAACCAGGTAAAAGAGGTGGATTGATTGATATCGAGATCCGCTATTTTTACATTCCAGCCAGCGGCGGCGTAGGTGGTGCCCAGCGCCCGGCTTAGGGTGCTTTTGCTGACGCCGCCCTTTTGGCTCACGAAGGCAATCTTGTATCCCATTGGTGTCCCCTTAGTTAATCGTTGCGGTTTTGCGCGCTGGCGTTACAGCGTTAAATAACGCTAGCACGCAATAACGCTAGTATAGAAAAGCGCTGCTAGGGGTGCAAGATAAAACGCTAAAACGCTAGCGTTATATAACGCTGGGTTGAAGGGGCTTGAAGGCGTAGGAGAGTGGCGCTATTCTGCATGTGTGCCGCCGAGTAGGTGGCTTAGCAAAATTAATGCGCTGCAATGTTTTGCTACTGAAAAAGTAGCTTAGAAATAGCAGCACATGCTGAAAAATGGCTGTCGAGCAGACAGCTCAGAAAATAGTCTGCATAGACGTGATTTGCTACTGAATAAGTAGCAAAAAGCCCGCCAAGTGCGGGCTTTTTCGTGTTTAACGTTCGTCTGCGGGCTTGTATAACGTGGCGTTTTGCTTGGCCTGATTCCACACTCTGGTGCCTTTTTCTGTGGGTAGTCCTTGTCGCTTTACCCATTCGCCGTAGCTTTCCGCGATCTCTGCCACTTGCTGGCGCTCGCTGGCTTTGATGTATGCGCCCTTGGTCAGCATGGTTTTGATACGCAGGCAGAACTCTTTTTGATGCTCGGGCGGCTCGCGCATGATGATCATTTGCTTGGGCGCGGCCACGCGTTTGATTTCGGGCCTTGCGGCCCGTTCGGCTAGCTCTGCGCTGGCCTTTTGAATCAGATCGATTAGCCGGGCATCGTTCATTGTGGAAAGGTTCATACGCTGACCCTCAGCTTTTGAACGCCTAGCTTGTGCAGCAACAGGTGCCACATGGCATAGCTCATGTTTTGCCGAGACTTGGCCCATTCCTGGGCGGTGTATTTGCGGAAGCTGCTAGCGTTAACGCCTACCATTTCGGCTGCTTTCGCCCCGCTGATGCCGGTGAAGCTACCTACCCCGACAATGTGGCGGATCTCCCAGGGCGTGGGGGCGCGCCATTCGTCCGTGTTGGTGGTTAGTACATCATCGGCCAGCAGATCGGCTATCCAGGCGTAGTCGCTTAGCTGATACCGGCATTTAAGGGCGGCAAACTCGCCCAGGGTGACGACCTGAGAATACTTGCCGCTTTCATCTTTCAGCCAATAATCAAACCGATCATCCACTAGGCCCGGCGTCATATCCGGTAGCACGCCCGCTGCATAAAACTTGCTGAGCGTTTGGCCGTGGCCATCGGTTAAGCGGATAAGGTTCCGGCTTTCGTGGTCGGCTTTTAGATCGCGGCGCAGCTGAGCCATTGTGTCTTCTACGGCTTCTGTTACATCACGCTGGCTTTTCGCTTCTGTGACAATCTCGGCGCTGTACTGGTGGTTATAGCTCACGCTAAAGCGCTGGCGGTGCGGGCCTACCGCCCCGATGGGGGCGATAGTGAACGGGCCAATGGTGAATTCTTGTTTTAGCATAATGCTTATTCTCCCTTCTCGGTGCGTTGCTCTTGCGTCTCGCAGTAGAAGCGTTGCATTTGCTTGAAGCCTGTATCTGGGTTGCCTTGCGGGAACGTCTGGCCAGCGCCGGTAACAGTGTAGGTACGGGTAACGGTGGCGGCGGGGGTGGCTTTCATGCCGATGCGCTGCTGGCGCTTGTTGGGCTCAAAGGCTTCAACGCTGAACTCTTTGGTAAAGGTGTCACCGATGTTAACGGTGCCTGCTTCTGCTTCAACGAAGCGGGTATTGTTTTGCGCGATGCCAAAGGTAACGGTAATTTTTAAGTCGCTCCATGCTTGTTTAAGGGCTAGCTTGAAGGCCACCATGTAGTTACCAACGGCAGCGGCGATGCTGCGAGCGATGCGGTGGGCGTTGGTGAAAAGGGCTTGCTTGTTCATGGTCGTCTCCTTATAGGTTCAGGGCTGGCGGTGTGCCGTCCTGATGTGTTTAATATAGCTCCAATGGAGCTATATTGCAAGGGACAAGCAAGAGAAAATCCACCTGTTTTTATAACGCTAGCGTTCTAGCGTTTTATAACGCAGGCGTTCAGGCAGCAAAAAGCCCGCACGGTGGCGGGCTTGGGCGTGCTGGCGCTGGTGGGCTTACTGTTTGGTGAGTAGGCCGTTGTGGATTAGCACTTGTTTGGCTATCGCTTTCCAGTCTGGGCGCTTACCGATGTGGTGTTGGCCACCGGCTAGCTTGCTGACCCAGGCCGTGTACGGGTGGCCTTCGCCTACCACCTCTTTAAAAAACGACTGCTGGATATCGTGCCGGAAATCTTCGTATTGGCGCACGTTGTTACGTAGGGCTTGGAGGCGGTCCATCACTGCCGGGAAGTCGTCTTGGCTTAGATCTTCGATGCGCTTTAGGCAGTAGTCGGTGCGTACGCCGTTGTAAAACCAGCCGGTGGCGCTTTGGCGCATGCCGCCGAAATTGCGAAACACGGCGTTAGCGGCGTTGGTAAGCTGTTCGCGCTGGCGGTGGTCGATGGGCGCGGGGATGGGCTCGGCGGCGGTGGGCTGCATCGCCCCTTTTACGCGGAAATAGCTTTTGACGAGCTGGCGCTGTACCTGCCATGCGAGGTCGTCGGTAAACGATTTGACCAGCATGAGGTAGCCGGTTTCGGTGAAGAGGGTTACGCGCTTCATGGCATCGGGAAACAGGCCGGGGTAGTTACTACGAATTTCGTATAAACTATTAGAATCAATAGGATAGAAGTCTTCGCCTTCAATAAAGTGGCGTTTGTTCTTATGAAAGGTTCGTGTGGCGGTGTTTTTTGGCCGCTGGTGTACAGCGTCGATCATAGCGAAGGTTACAACGGGTTCGTTTTGGTATTCGATATAGGGCAGGGCGGTGCCAGAAACGGAAACGGTAGGAATTGACATGGTTGTGACTCCTGTTAGTTAGATCAGGGTCGCCAACTTCGTTCTCACACGAATGGTGACGACTGTATGCGGGGTGAGAAACCGGCCTAACAGGGCACCGGCCACGCCGAAGCGTGCCCACACACAGCCGCCATAACAATCATGTAGGCATAAAAAAAGCGCCTACAGGATGATGGGGCGCTGCTGCGCCTGTTAGTCGTTGCGAGTTCTCACGCCCGCATCGCTGCCTTTTTCGCAGCGACACGGGGAGAGTAGCGCTATGCAGTTTTGTGGTCAATGCTGGCGCTCCTGGTATTCTTTCAAGCTAGCTTCTTTAGCGTCGATGGCGTCTAGAATTTCGCTTTTGGTTTTAGCCGTTTCAAGACCTACTCCCAAGCGCATTAGCCTTTCTATATCATTGTCTTGAAGACCCTTGGTACGCATTTTTTCAATGAAACGCAGTCGCCTTTTTCCTTCGTTTTCTTTTGATGTGCGCCCGGTGAGCATTTCTCTTTCTCTCTCGCATATCTCGCACATGTCGTTGCCGTCTTTATAACCTTTTATCCAGCGTCCTATTTTTTTTCTGAATTCATATCTGCCGCAGTCGCACTTCACCACCCATATTGAGCTGGTTTTGCTGGGTGACTCTCTAAACCAGAAAAACGCGGTCATTCTGCCGTTGCGCATACCTGTGTAGTCTTTGGCGGTTGCAGGCATCTTTGGCTTTGGCGGCGGGTTTTCTAGCGTTATCCGTCTCTTGGGCCGAGAGTGAGTGAACTCAACTTCAAAGTTTTCACCTTTGAAAAAACCAACGCGTAGCGCTGTGCTGTCTGCTGGCCTCTGGTGGTCTTTCAGCTTTGAAATAGGTGAATTTCTCATTGTCGGGCCTCGCTGGCGCTATCCTGCGTGAATTTACCCCATCCTAGCGGCAGGCCGTTGGGCTGGCATAGGTGTTCTGGCAGTTCGTCACGCAGGCAGTCGGGCGCGCTGGCGCTGTCAGGGTTGACGCCCGAGCATACCCCGCTGCGGGCAATAAACCCGCTTTGGCACATGCGGCATTCACCGCGAAACTCTTTGCAG